TGTACAGACACTTTGCTTGTGTATGTGAGTGATTCGACTACAATAGAAAAAAATGGCGACTCTACGACTGTAACGAAAAGTAAAAGCAGAGACACATATCGAGGTAAGACCAGGATAGACACGGTCAAAGTCACAAAATATGTGAAAGAACCATATAGAGTAGAAGTTGAAAAAAAGTTAAGCAAGTATGAAGAAATTTCACTTAAAGTAGGAATGTGGCTAATACCTATTTTGGCTATATTGGTTGTAATTGCTATCTGCCGTTTTGTCTATAAACGTAAATAACATTTGTTTTTTTTTGTGTCAAACAGCATATTCAATTTGTCCTTATAGTATTTGCATTCTGTTATTTTTGCATTTCATTTAAATACATAAAAAATGAATGAAGCACAAAGAAAACTAAAAATGATTGTCAATGTGGTTGTGTCTGCAAGTGTCACAGCAATAAAATTCGAAAATGAAGAAGAAATTCTTATGCGAGACATTTTTTCAAAATCTAAACGGGAAAATGTCGTGAGGGCAAGGACGCTATTAGCGGTAGCTCTGTACAAATATGGTTACACTGTTGAAGATGTAAGTTTTGTGCTGAATGTCTCCAAGTCTGCTGTAAGTAAAATGTTTGTTGCTCACGAAGAGTACAAGAAATTAAGTCGTATATATGATTTGACGTGTGAGAGTGTCAAGCGACAGATAGAATCTTATCGCACGCAAGACGATGAATATATGCAGAGGGTTACATCAATGATTGAATAGATTCTAAATGCAAAGACGGTGTTATACATCGTCTTTTTTTACCTAATTTTTTCCTAACTTTTTCCCAGTTTTTCCTCAGTTGTTAAAAAAGCATTTTCCAAGATTTGAATTATTGTTAAAATAAATATTCTGAAATAGTTCCTTACTATTTCCTGCTTTTTTGTTCTAAATGCCAAGCGAATATAATTTTGCGACATAAACATAAACAAAAAGATATGGAACAAGTGGAAAAAATCTTATGTTGCGACAGACCGTCCGACAACAGTGCTATGTGGGCAGCGCTCATGGCAAACAAAAACAACAGCAATGATTGGATGTATGCCAATCAGATGAACAACCCTATGTGGTTGGTATGGATGATGGCTATGCGTTGGATGTATGGCAACAATGATGGCAACAATGCACAGTTGGCACAAATTCAAAGCCAAATTTCAGACAATCAGTCATTCAACAACATGATGTCAGCCATCACGCAGAATCAGAATGTAATGAATGACATTGCGACACGCACGTCAACTTCAATAGATTTTGTTCGAGAGTCTCTTTACCAATTAGGTGCTGCGGTGCAGAATGTGGCTGGAAAAACCGAGTTGAGCGCTGAAAGAGTGGCTAATGCTGTGGCTTTAGGCGATCAGAACATCATTTCACAGATGTTGCAGTGTTGTTGCCAGGGCAAACAGTTGATTGTTGAACAAGGCTATCAGAATCAAATTGCGACGGAGAGATCGGCTACCGTTCTTGGCTCTAAAATAGACGGTAATTTTGCCGCTTTGCAATTGCAGAATTGCAAAGACACAGGTGGTATTATAACACGTATCGACCAGCTTGCAAATGGAATCACACAGGGATTCAGCGCGACAAATTACGAATCGGCACGCTTGGCTCGTGACACTCAGGATGTTGTGAAGTATGAGTCTCAGAGACAGATTGATGCGATAGCAGCAGGATTCAAGAGCATTGAGGATAAGATGTGTCAGAATGAGATCAACACTTTGCGTGCTCAGCTTGAGGAAAAAGACCGTCGTTTGATGCTTCAAGACTTTGTCTCTCAAGTTAAAGCAAGTGGCAATTGTGGTTGCGGTTGCTAAAAAAAGGAGGTGGGGATGGTTACAATATCACCTGTCGGCTTGGCTACTGCAGCGTTAGTGGCAAACCAAGTCAGTTTGCTGGCGACATATAAAGAAAAGTTGTGCAATTCTGGTTGTTCTCAGACGGTAAAGCCGCAGTATTCTATAAGTTACACTTATGGGACACCCGTACTAAATGAGACTACAGTTTTTGTTCCCGTCACTGCAATTATCACAATTGTCACGTCAGATTGTTGTGGGTGTGGCAAGACCCGAATCTTTAACGAAAGATTCACTGCGGCATTCCAAGGGCAGACAGCTGTTCCTACAAGTGTAACGATTACAAGTGAGGGCAGGCAAACCAATGACGAAAACGGATGTTGCAGATCCGGAACTTACACAATCAATGATTCATTAACAATTCTAATTGCATAAGCTTATGATGTTTAGAGACCTTAAACAAGGCGACACTTTATATGTGTACGACCGTGTAGCAATCACGTTGAGTGCCGAAAAAGTAGTTAATGTATCAGCCCCACACCTTGATAAGAACAATGTGGCGAATGGGATGATGGTTGATGTCACGATCGGCAATGTTCAGTATTCGTTTAAGGACGCTAGCGAAGTGGGATATACTACTAATCTTGTAATAAGTCCTAACAGAGCTTGTGTTTTGCGAGAAGTCAAAAATCACAAGACGAATAACGAAACACAGATATCGATGACTCCAAGGCTGCAAGAGGAATTGCCTAAGCTTGATGTTGTTATTGAGGAACTTGAGCCTGAACTTAAAGAGAAGAAGGAACAAGATGCAAAACTGGCTAAATTAGCAGAAGAAATTCAGTCGATGAAGCAAATGTTTGAACAGGCACTAAAACAAATGTCAAATGGAAGCAAGAGAGTTGATACAGAGATTTGATGCAATGCACATAGAAGACGGCATGCTGCGTAAGGCGTTTGTTATGTTGGCTAATGCGTCGACTAGAAGTGCAATGCAATTTCTGGAATTTGTTGAAGGTGTTAATTCGTATGACAATTACATAAGCGAAAGTGAAGCAATGGAAATTGTCAGTAAGTTTAAAAATGCTGATGGCACAGAGGGTGCTAAATGGTCTCCAGAAGCATTGTTCAGCAAAGTTGCATCTTTAGGTGGCAATATTGATCATGCACCTAAATACAACAAATGGGCTCTGTATGTCACAATGAATATGGAGCATAGCGATCATTATCCAGTGTTGCAGAAATGGACTGGAAGTGACGCAACCAAATACGCTGAGGCTTGCTATGATCTTGCCGTTTCGCAGCTGAAGGACAAAGACAGACATGATTGGATAAGACGGTATTTCCAACTGTAAATTCTGATTTAACCTAAACCTAGGGCAGTGTGACAACTGCCCTTTTTTATATGTGTAAATCAGGTATTTTTTTGATTGCGTCCTGTCTGTTACGGTCTAATACTTTTGCGTAGATTTGGGTCGTCCGGATGTCTGAATGTCCCAGCAGTTTAGAAACTGTGTATAAGTCAGTGTCTAGCGTTATCATTAGTGTCGCAAAAGTATGTCGCCCTGAATGGAATGTTAATTTTTTTGTTATCCCTGCAGCAGCTGCCCAATTGCGAATGTAATTGTTTGTACATTCGTGAGATGGAAGACGTGGAAAAACATAATCTTTGTTTTTTTTTCTTTCTCCCATCAAGCGAGCCGCTTGCTCATTTATGTCAAGATATTGCAGTCCTTTTGTTTTTTGCTGACGAAATGTCAACCGGGTAAGTCCGTTGATATTGCTGACTTGATCCCACGTTAAATTCATAATGTCAGATCGACGTAACCCAGTAAGACAGGAAAATAAAAAACAAGTTTTTATGTTTTCTATAGGGCATGGAGTATCAACAACTGCATTAAGCTCTTCTAACGTCAGATAAGTTCTTTCGGCTTCTTCGACTTTAGGCAATTTGACAAAGACACATGGATCATCATTAATAAGTTTATGCCTGTAAGCCTCTTTAATTATAGTTCTAAATTTAGAAAAATATAAACTTTGGGAGTTTGGCTTTAGAGTTGAACTTAAATATTTAAAATTGGTTTGCCCCTTATTAAGGAATTTAACAAATCCTTCCACAAACTTAAAGTCGATTTCTTCAAGTAGAATGTCTTTGCCGTTGAGATATGTGTACATTTGGCGATATGCAGACTTCATTGTACATTTGTTTCCAAACGAGTTGGCTTTGTTTATCTTTTCCTGCCACAATTCAAGCAGATATATTTTTTTACTTTTGTTGAGGCTAAACTTGTTTTCTTGCATTTCTGTAAGTCGTCGTGATTTTACAATTTCTGCAATTTTCCAAGTTTCTTTATTCTTTTTTTTGTCTTCTTTGGTTAGTTCTGGAATAAGGTACAGCCTAAGTGATTCCTCATGTCTTTTGCCTCTATAGTAATAAGATAAAAAAATTGATTTTACACCATCTTTTCTATCTCTCAATCGGAATTTCACAAAATCTTTGTTCATAATTTTCTTTTTTTGTGTGGCGTTTTGAGGCAGTTGTTTATTTAGAATAAAAGCCACGAAATCGCCACTGAGTTAATATAAATATCAAACTATATATATCAATGATGTGTATATTACAATTAACTGAAATGCACTTTAATATAAATATCAATAGAAATAATATAAACATCAGTATATAAACGTGAGTTTTGTAATCATGATTTCTTGGTATTTTAAGACAAAAGTATATAATAATTTCTTTTTTGCAATCAAGTTGCATTTTCCTTCGTCTACTTTTGTTTCAGTTTAAGAATTAAAAGGAAAATGTTATGAAAGAATTTTTCTATTCATTATGGGTGTTGGTTTTGGAAATGGCACCTTATTTGCTTCTAGGTTTCTTCATAGCCGGTTTGCTTTACGCATTTATCCCTCAGAAACTATTTGCCAAGCATCTTAAAACGCCTGGATTCAAATCTGTTCTATATTCGACGTTGCTTGGTATTCCACTTCCGCTTTGTTCATGTGGAGTGTTGCCTACTACGGTTTCTTTACGAAAAAGTGGAGCTTCACGTGGAGCCTGCACATCTTTTTTGATCTCTACTCCGCAGACAGGAGTCGATAGTATACTTGCAACTTATTCTTTACTGGGTTTGCCGTTTGCGATCATTCGTCCGATTGCGGCATTGATCACTGGTTTGGTCGGTGGTTTTGTCACTGATCTGTCATTCAAGGATGAGGTGGAGACGGAATCTGTTTCCAACAACAAAGAGAGTAAGAATCTTACTTTTGTGCAGAAGTTGAAGGTCGCACTCAAATATGCTTTTGGTGAGTTGTTGGAAGACGTAGGTAAATGGTTGGTCATTGGTTTGCTTGTATCTGCGTTGATTACTGTGGCCGTGCCTAACGATTTCTTTTCCGCACTACAGGATTATCCTTTTTTGAATATGTTGATCGTCCTTGTTATTGCCATTCCGATGTATACTTGTGCAACTGGTTCAATTCCAATCGCTCTTTCTTTGATGATGAAGGGAATGACTCCTGGAGCGGCATTTTTGTTGCTGATGGCTGGCCCTGCTATTAACACTGCTTCTATGCTTGTGATAAACAAAGCTTTTGGCAAAAAACAGACAGTGATTTATATTGTTTCTATAGTGTTGGGAGCAATTAGTTTTGGCTTGATCATGGATTATCTTTTGCCAAGCAGTTGGTTTGATGTAAGTCACATGAATGCGGCGGTCTCTTGTTGTGAAGAGGGACATAATGAATGGTTCAGCATCATTTGCAGCGTCGTCTTCTTGATTCTTTTGATTAAATCATTCTTTCATGGACATCATCACCATGGAGAGTGTGGTTGTGGATGTCATGATGGAGGTTGTCACTGTCATGATCACGACGATGAAGGACATTGCCATTGTCATGAGGACGACGACGATGATGACTGCTGTTGCTGTGACGAAAATAGTGAGGTGGTTTTGAAAGTGAAAGGTATGTGTTGCAGCCATTGCGCAAACAATTTAAGAGATGCTTTTCTTGCTAATGATGAAATTGACAGTTGTGAAGTAGACCATAATTCAGGTTTGGTCAATATCAAATTCAAAGAAGGAAGGAAGATGACGAAAGAGCAGTTGGCGGCAGTGGTTGACGGTTTAGGTTATGAAGTGGTTGACGAATAAGATGAATATTGTTTAAGCAAAAAACGTCTTCCTTTTTTGGGGAAGACGTTTTTTTATAATAAGTAATTTGATTTTACTTAAGCACAACCTTCTTTACAAAAGAATCTTCGGCAGTGACAACTTTCACTAGATACAATCCCTTTGCAAACGAAGAGAGATCAAGAGAAATATTGTTGGCGTTTACTGATTCCGACATCAAAACTTTTCCTGTTATATCCAAAACAACTACATCATTGATAATATTGTTGTCAACTTCGACATTTATACTTCCTGAAGTAGGATTTGGATAGATGCTTACAGAATTTGATTCATTGTCAGAAACAGATGATAATGATCCATTATTGTTTTCATAACTGTATAGATTATTAGTTGAGAATCTTTCTGACAAAGAATTGAAACATAGTGGAATATCAGCTGTGCGTGGCTTTCCATCTCCTTTATATGCATTGGCTGACAAATCACCCTTTCTTGCTCTTAATGAAGCACCGTATTTTACTGATGTTCCTGACTTTAGAGACAGTGTCTTTGAAGATCTTAGTTTTGTCGTTCCACTTTCAACAATGAACGCACCTTCTTTCATTTGATCTGTCACCTTTTCTCCAGAAATGATGTTGTTTGCCACAATATCATGGTATCCTGTTAATGTCATATTCTGAAGATACAAATCTGTTTTTGATACAGTCACGTAAGGAACGTAATTTGCTTTCGTGATTGTGATATAGCAAGGCACATTTACATTTTCGAACACATATTTTGTTTCATTTGATGCGTCGAATGTCTTAAAGTATGATTTGCCATAGTCAGCGATACTGCAAATTGTTATTTTTGAACCTTTCACATGAGAGTCGACTGTTATCGAATTGTCGTTTCCTCTATTGATAAACGGTTTGAATGTTGCAGGCTCAACAGTATATAATCTCATACTTGGATCTCCAAAGTAATGGCCTATTCTACGAGTCTCATCAAGTTCTGTTCTAAATGATGCTTGAAGAATAGCGGAAGCAATGGATATTTCCTGATTTTTAAATAGAGCTTCAAGAGTGCCGGATCCCATAAGTTTACTTTCACAATGTACTGCTGGATAAGAGTTGCCGAATACACCAACTGCACCACCGATTGCTTTGTTTAGCAGACATTCTGCGAAACAAAGGGAATCTTTATTTTTATAATTGAATGATCCTGTGCTGCATGTGAAATTAAAAAATACTGGGGTTTTGTCTCCATTTTTTAGTTTGGCTACCTCTTCCTGAGTGTATGTTTTGAAACTATACGCACCTTCGTTTCCATGACCATCATAAACGACGATTGATTTTCCATCGTTTAATAAATCTGTGATATGAGATGGCGTTTTATCCCAAAAATCATTTCCACTTGGGTCTTCCATGTACATACCTTCTGGCATTTTGTCTCCATTAAGGAAATATTGAGGCTGACTGTTTTCTTTATAAGTTCTTTGTCCTTCTTTACAAGTAATATAATGACGGTCTATATCATACCCCAAACGCTTTAAGTCGATACTTACACCTTCCGCAGATGATACAAAATCAAATGTCTTTGATTCATGATTTATAGGACTGCCTTCATATTCGAAATACGATATGGACAAGGCTTTGTTATAGAAATCTGACTTTGCCGGCGGGTTACTTTCGTATGATATAATTTTATCTACGACTGAAATTGCTTCCTGTGGAGAATATACAGATATTCTTCCTCTTGCCATATCATCAAATGGTTTGACACTTGAGATTCCATTTTGTGCTAAAGGTGCATCACTACTATAGGAAGTACTTGTTTCACTAAACATCGAAATTCTGCTGATATTACGAAATGAAGTGCTTGGCACATCACTATCAGAACCAATGATGAGAAGATAATCAGGCATGTATTTTAGTTTAGAACAGTATGCCTTAATAGTATCAGCTACATAGTAAGGATAGTATACTTCCCATTTCTTTTTGCTTAAGATGTGACATTTGTAACCAAGTCTTGTCTTCCAACTTGCCATTTTTTCTGCGGCGACTTTGTATGCATCGGTTGTTACAATCAAATAATCACATTCTTTAGATGAAGCCTCAGACTTTAACATGGTTTGATCGTATTTCTTCAACATCTCAGGATTTGAAGATGCTCTTCCTAACATGTCATATGCCATTCTTGACAGTTTAGCAGGTGTTTCTTGTTTTTCAAAATTAATACGATATTTGATTGAAGAATAGCATCTCAATGTTTTCGTCGTAGAATTGAAAGAGACAGGATATGTGTTTATACTTACGAGCGGTACCGTTCTGAATGTGCTTTTGGTAACACAGTATGCGAGAGTGTCCGGATAAAAGCTTTTCCTTTCTCCAGTTGTTTTCGTATTAGTATAATTACTTGCATCAGAAAGTATTGACTCGTCGGTATCAATTAGAGGACAGATGAAATCTTGATGATTTTCCTCAATGATTTCTATTTTAACTGTAGACTCATTTGCATTTTCTGTTAATACAATAAGATCTTTGTAATATGGCAAACGACTACATTCGTCTAATACGATTTCATCTGTAATATAATGTGCATTATCCATATATAAATGAAGGTATCCGTTGCCATTGCCTTCTGAAATATGTTTTAGATATGCACCGTCAAACTTATATTCCACATCTATGTACGAATCACTGTTTGTGATTGTTCTTTGTGGATCGTTGAATTTCCTTTGGCTTACATATCCGTCTTTAAATGACAAATACCTGCTTTGGGCAAGTGATGCCGAAAAAATGAATATGCATAGGCCTAGTAATATTTTTTTCACTGCTTTATTACTTTAAGTTGTTCTTCATGTTCTCCATCTCTTGCTTCAATTGAGCGTTCTCTTTTTGTAGCTGAATCATGTGTAGAGTAAGTTCCTCCACCTTCTCCAAAAGGATGTTGCTCATTTTTGAGACGCTGATGCCCTCAGCTTCCATCTCTGCTGCTGATGGAACTCCTGGAAGATGCTTGTGCTCATTGACGTAATTCTCTACCTCAGACAAAGACTTTAGATTGTAATCTTCTGCAAACACATAGTCAGCAACGTTGTTCATGTCCATACGGATGTCGTTAGCTTTGATTTGTGAAGCCTGGATTGAAGAAGAGTTGATGCTGTTTGTGTTAACGTCAGCAACATCCAATGAACCAGTACAGATGATACCACCGTCAACGTGAAGTTTTGCTTTTGGATCTTCAATACCGATACCTACATTACCAGTCTTGAAATTATATTTGTTTGCTTGGAAACCCATTGGGTCGTAATTGTTGTAACCGTAAGCTGAGATCATCGCCCAACCATCATCGGCTGTCAAACGAATTGAGTTGTAGATTAGATTGCTTGTGTTGACAACAAGTCCGTTGTAAATTGAATTAGATTTGCCTTTTGCTACTAGATCTCCTTCTAGATAAAGGGTTTCTTCGATTGTTTCTGCGTTTGAAACGGCACATGACAACACTAGGGATGCAAAAGCTCCCATCTTTAATAATTTTGAAAACATAATTAGAGTTTTTTTTCGGAGAGTTCCATACATAATACAATAACATAGGCCAAAAGAATGAACTCTCCATAGTCCTTTCGGGATATGCTTGCAAAACTTAGTTAATTTTAGATTAGATAAATTTTTGGACTAATTCACAACAATCACATTGAAGTAGATTATTATACTCTAACATCTAAACAAAC